TGGCCTCAAGAGTAAGACAGAGCTGGCCTGTATCGTCTGGACCATCCTCAACCGGGTGGACGCCGGGTATGGCAGCACCATCCAAAAGGTGGCGCTGGCCAAGCATCAGTTTGCCTACACCGCCGGGGCCAAGACGACCAGTGACTACGGCTATGACCTGATTGCCCTGGCCAAGGACGTCATGGACCGCTGGTCGAAAGAAAAGGCTGGGTTTTCCAATGTAGGCCGGGTGCTGCCTAGGGGCTACACCTGGTACTACGGAGACGGGAAGCACAACTACTTCTTCAATAACTACGCAAAATTCACAGCCTGCGTGAAGGCGCGGAGATATGTAGGCGGGGGCTGGAATTACAGCCTCACGTCGCCCTACTGAGAGGAGAGAGGCTATGGCGACACAGGTACAACAGGCCATTGCATGGGCCAAAAAGAGACTTGGGTCATCGGCCTACGCTGGGCGCTGTCAGGCGTTCGTAGCGGATGCCTACGCCAAGGGCGCCGGGATGCCCCGTAAATCAGCCAGTACGGCCAAGGCTGCCCGGAAGCTCTGGCGGGTGTCCACCAGCCGAAAAGACATTCCCGTGGGGGCTGCCGTCTACTTCGACAGCCCCACCGCCCCCTCCGCCGGGCACGTCGCCCTGTGCATCGGGAATGACCAGGTGATCCACGCCTTCAGCAGCATCAAGATCACGTCGGTGGCTTCTGTGATCGGTGCCGGCTATGCCTACCAGGGCTGGGGCTGGAACGGCGGGGTGAAGCCCTCCGGCGCAGTCCAGGTGGTTAGTACCACCACGGCCAGCTCCAGTAGTTCGTCTGGCTCTTCCAGCAGCTCCGGCGGCACAGAGAAGGAAAGCAAAGAGATCACCTCTGTTGTCTCCAAGTCTGTTACGGGTCAGAGCACGGCACAAAAAGTGTCTCTGACGGGCTTGCCGGTCTACTTGGCCCAGGGCGTTGAGATCCTCATCCAGAATGACAAGGTCTATCTGCCCAGCCTGGAGGGAGATGTAAAACTGGAACGCTCACGGCAGGGGGCACCGTCGAAGCTGACATTTACGGTGTTGAAAGACGGCGTCCTGAATTTCCAGGAGGGCAATCCCGTGACCCTGCGGGTGAACGGCCAACCAGTCTTTGCCGGCTTCGTGTTCTCCAAGAGCCGGAACGACAACGTGAAGATCAAGGTAACGGCCTATGACCAGATCCGTTATCTGAAAAATAAGGACACGCTCTCCTATGCGAATCTGACCTATGCCCAGCTGCTCAAACGAGTGGCGACGGACTACCACTTGAAGGTGGGGGCGGTGGCTGACACGAAATACAAAATTCCAGCCCGCATCGAAGAGGGGACCCTAATAGACATCTTGCAGACGGCCTCTGACCTGACGGTGGTGAACACCGGGGCACTGTTCGTTCTGTATGATGACTTCGGCAAGCTGACCTTGAAACCGCTGAAAGACATGATTCTGAACGTGGTGGTGGACGAAGAGACGGCGGGGGGCTATGACTATACCTCCAGCATCGACAAGGACACCTACGACCGCATCAAGCTGGCCATCGACAACGATGAGACCGGCCAGCGGGAGACGCACGTCCTGAACGAGCCGGGGAACCAGGCCAAGTGGGGCGTGCTGCAATACTACGAGAAGCTGGACGGCGATTCTTCCGCAGCTCTGCTGACCCAGCGGGCTAAGACCTTGCTGAAATACTACAACAAGAAGCACCGGACGCTGACCATCAAGAAAGCCTTTGGGGACCCACGGGTCCGGGGCGGTTCGTTGCTGGTGGTCAAGCTGGGTCTGGGTGACATCAGCGTACAGAACTATATGTGCGTGGAAAAAGTGACCCATACATGGTCAGCCGGCGTCCACACGATGGATCTAAATCTATCCGGTATCCGGGGGGAGTTTGTGACATGACACGATTTTTAGATGTAGTGAAGCGGGTGGCCGTGGCCGCTGTGGCGGCAGAGAAGCCGGTGCAGCTGGTGTTCGGGACCATCCTGACCGTCAGCCCCTTTAAGGTCAAGCTGGCCACCCAACAGGAATTGAAAAAGGAGTTCTTCTTGGCCCTGGACCCTAAGCCAGACTGGAAACCGGGGGACAAGCTGGTCCTTCTGCGGGAGCAGGGCGGCCAGCGCTTTCTCATCCTGGGCAAAAAGGGGGCGTTGTAATGCTGCCCACTGCCTATCAAGATGACCTGACCCAGGACTTCACCATTGAGGGAAATCCTCCCAGCCGGACGTTTCGCCTGGACCACAACTGGCAGGTGGTCCGTGGGACCATCGACCAGTTGGAGGCGATGGAGCAGGCTATCTATCTGATTTTGAACGTGGAGCGCTACGAGTGGCCCATTTACTCTTGGGACTACGGGGTAGAGCTACAAGACCTCATCGGCCAGCACCCTGACTATTGCAAAGTGGAAATTCAGCGCCGGGTCAGTGACGCCCTGTTGCAGGATGACCGCATCACAGAGGTCAAGGATTTCCACTTTACCGTAACTGGAAAGAAAATACTTTCTGAGTTTACCGTAGTCACGATTTTTGGCCAAACCAATGCAGAAGTGGAGGTGAACATCTGAATATGTACGAAGAG